GTTATTCAGCAGGGAAAAGCTTTTCGAGTTCGCCATCTGGCAACAGCTCACTGAGCTTTTCAGCGCCCAGATTGCCTTTGTACTCAATACCCAGTTCGGTCAGCCGAGCCTGGATAATCTCTTTTCGGGATTTCACATCCGTGCCAGCCTCTGGCGTCGCCGGGGTTAAAGCCGCATCGGAGAGCTTAATCACATGAGGTTTCAGCGACGGATGCAGTTTCTCAATTTCAACCACATCACCGACGCTCACGCCATGCCATGCTTTGATTACCTGGTATTTAGCCATGTCGTTCTCCTTATGCCAGGTTGGCGGCGTAGACCACGCCGGACAGGCCTTCGCCGTCTTTCTTAATTTGTAGACCCTCAGCGCTCATAATCTGGAAATTATAATTCGACTGAGGCATCGGGCGTGGCAGAGGGACAACGCCGACGGCCATACCGACCAGCGGGGAGATCACGTCCTGACGACGCTCATAGGCGAGGAACTCATTGCCAGACAGCGCGTAGGACATCTGGATGGACTTCGCAGGAATGAACTTGCTGATCGCATCCAGAACGGTTCCGCTCAACAGGGCATTGGTGCCGGTGTTGATGTCTACCAGATACGGCTTCGCCATGTTTGCCCACACTTCCGGGCTGACCCACAACTTGTCGTAAGCGGTAACTTTGTTGCGGCGAGCCGTCAGGCCGAACGGTCCGGTTGGGCCGAAGAAGGCCAGCAACTGAGCCGGGGTTGCGGTGGTGAGATCGATATTGGCGCCGCCCGCTACGCTGCCCAGGTTGATCTTCTGCGTATTGCGGTGGTTTTTCATGCCCTGAGCTGGCAGGCCATCAACAACAATGCTGGAGTCGCCGTTCAGATAGAAGTTGACGCGCTTCTTGTGGAATTTGCGCATCTTCGCGGACTGAGACTCCAGCACCAGATCGATACCAACAGTGTTCAGCCCAGCAGCATGACGCCAGTTGACGCCGTAACCGGCAGTGAATACCGGGATCGGGTCGCCATCAGAACCGAAGTTCGTGTGGTCGAAGGAATACGACGCCTGGCCATCGATGCTGATAGAAACGTCATCAGCGATATCGCCAGACACGTTATACAGCTTCGCGGTTTTCCCGATAGGCAGCACAGTCTGCACGCCCATCAGGTCATTGACGATTTCCATGCCAATTTCCTGATCGCGCATCTGGATAATCTGGCGGTCAATCTCGGCCCAGAACTCACGGGCGAAGCCACCTACAGCGTTAGCTGCCAGCATTTCCGGGGTCATGCTCTGGCGATATGAGTTAACCATCATGTCGTGATGATGGTTGAAGATGTTGCGGTTGGCCCACAGCTCATTCCAGTGCCCGCGCAGTCGGCTGTTAGCAGCCAGTGTTTCGGGGGTAAAATACATTCTTGCTCTCCTTTACTCGCCGCCGCCGGTTGCCGGTGCAGCTACAGTGCCAACGCGCATGCGCACGCGGATGAAATCGGTAGTGCTGGCCGCAATGGTTGCATCATCCTGGCTGTAGCCAATTACCGAATCGGTATCCGCCGTTGCCTTCGTGAACTTACCATCTGCGCCCAGCTTGATCGGGTCGTCTTTGGCGTAGGTTCCGGCGACGCAGAGCAGCGCCAGCTCGCGGCCTTCTTCGACGTAGTTGCCAACAGCGGAATCACCAGCGGGAACAGCCTCTGTGATATTCAAGCCCTGATGGTAGGCCACGTCGATGATGTAGATGCGACCGGTCAGCGCAGTTGCCTGCGCAAACTGATTGTCGCCATTGATGACAGCAGCCGTACCAGGCAGCAGTGCTGCGGCGGCGGCGCGGGTTTCGGTCTTGTACAGAGACTGACCGTCGATATTAACGCGGCGATAACGTGCCATTAGTCTGGCTCCTTATTTCTTGAAGTATTCGTCAGGGTTCGGCGCACCGGTTTCTTTCTGCTGTTGCGCAGAGTTAGTGCCCAGCGGAGCAGCTTCGCCCAGCGACTTGAACATTGCGTCCAGAGCTTCGCCAGACAGGGCGTTAGCCACAATATCGCCGTGAACTTTTGCCACCGCTTCACGTTTCGTTTTCTCTTCCGCGCGTGAGTTTGCAGTCAGGGTTTCGGTCAGCTTGTCCTGGTTGGCCTGTAGCGCATCAACCTTCTCCGCCAGAGGCTTAATAGCCTTTTCGGTATTGGTGGCGACGGCCTCGCTAACCATGCTGCCGATTTGTTCCAGTTCTTCTTTGGTTAAAGGCATGTCGCCCTCCGTTTTGTGGTTTGGTGCAGGCTGTTCCTGCGGTGTGAAAAAAGATTTGAGTTTGTTGACGACAGCAACCCATGAACTCTGGCGCTGAACCTCTGTCCCGGTATCATCAAAGACAATCTTTCCGCCTTCAGACTTGTATCCGTAAACCTTCGGCTCGCCATTGTTGAGGATGATTACCGCTTGCGAGTCAGTGAAGTCAGCCACCCAGGCGTATTCTTTCTCGCCAGGAGCGAATTTATCTTTCGCTGCCTTCTCCAGCCTCCGCTCACGCTCGCGATAGGTTTCCCCCACCAGAGCGCCGGAATTAGCTTTCAGTGGAGTGGCAAGATCAGCATTTACCATCATCCCTACCCCCTGTTCTGGCGTAGCTGCGCCAACCTCATCCAGAAGGATGGCGTCATGGTCCATCGCGTGAATTTTCGCAACCCATGAAGCCCCCTGAGCTTTCTGCTCATCGTTCGCTTCAAGCTCCTCCAGGAATACGGCAACGCTGGTATGGATTGGCGGAACATCCTCGCCTTTCTCCAGCGCTTCAAGACGCTCAAGGAGGCGCTTTCCGTCATCCGTGCGCTTTGCCACTTCTGTATCGATCCACTTCTCGACGTAGACGCGGTTGCCGGACTTCTTGACGTTTTTGTTCCATGCCCCTACATAACCCACATTCAGCCCCTCAGGACTAAAAGCAGAAACAAACTGACCGTTGAACTGTGGATGTCCAAGCGGTGCCAGTGTCCCCTCCAGGCCACTGTAGTGCTGGTCAATCTCACTGGCCGGATACAGACCGCCGTTCATGACCACGTTCGCCGGAAGGGTGTAGGAAGGAACAACCCAGTGCTCGCGTCCGTTGTGCTGTTCGCGCCGGATGGCCTTACTGTTCACCTTCGAGGTGACATTAACTTGCATTGGCATGAGTTAACCCTTAGCCCATTGGTAGCCACGGGCTTTCATTTTGTTAAATGTTTTCTGAGCTTTATCGATGATGGTGTCACTTAACGGCTTGCCGCTTTCATCGACCATAACCGCGATCGTGGAGCATTTGCAGTTCACGCCGTTTGCATCCTTAGCCCACCACTCCCGCTGCTCTTCTGCGGTATACAGATGGGCGTGACGCGCGGCATGGGTGCTTCGGGTCGTCGGGCTGAGCGCTGATATGTGCATCTGCTTTGTACGGATGCCATATCGTTCTCTGGCTTCGTCGTCTTCGTCCAGGCGCGCACGGCGCAGCGCGGTGGTAATCTCCGTCCTGGCAATACGATTAGCCCGGCGAGACTCAATCCCCGTCTGCTCAGTAAGGCGCTTAGCTATCTCCAGTGGATTTTGTCCGCGACCAAGTCCATCGGTCAGTATCCGCGCCATATCTGCTTTCACACTGGCGCTGAGGTTCTTCATTTCCTCGAAGGCGCGAGCGCGAACCAGAATCAGCCTACGTCGGTACGGTTCGCTGAGAAGGATTGTCGATACGCTTTCCTGTCCGGCAGCGTACACGGCTGATTGCTGCGCCAGATTGGCAAACTCCTGCGCCGTGCCGCGCTGATACGCCGGGTTGACGTAATCAGCCCAGAACCAGAATCCTGTCTCGTTATCTGCACCCAAAATCTCATCAACCAGCAATGAGGCATTGCTGAGGAGCATTGATAGCTGGGTGGAATCGAGGTCGAAGGTGTAACGCTGGTTTACTGATGGCGATGCAGGAATGCGGTCGAGGATGTCCTTGTAGGCTTTGCCAATTCGCTTCATTCGCCTGGCGAACTCGCCCATTGCTCCGCGTTCAAGGCGGTCAGCGCCTGTCGGGTCTTTAAGGTTCCCCGGAAGTATCGGTGACTTCGCTTTCTTCTTCGTCATCATCTACCTCTGGAAGTGGTTCTGGCGAACCCTCACACCCGGCGGCCACGCGAATTTCTTCACCAGTAAACACCTGCTCACCCGTGCCGATGGAAGCGCTGTTGATTTGCGACATCTTCTGAGCTGTATCCAGTTTTTCACTGTCGCTTTGCGCATTGAGGTCGTCCCAGATAACGGTCTTCTGACTGACCGGATCGAGGATGCTTAATTCGATCAGCTTGTCGCAGAAGTCCTCAATCTCGAATGACAGGTCGCCACGGCGAGACTGGCAGCGAGTATTGAAGTATTTCTGGTC